CTCGACTGCGAGATGTTGAAGCAAGTCTTCGTGGCTACTATCCGCCAGTATTACCGCAAGTGCTGGCAAGCGCATTTCACGGAACACTTTCGTGGTGAGCCACGAGAGGGCAGATGTTATTTCCTCCGCCGGCAAATCCTGAGCCCAATGTGTCACGAGCATATCCCAGACCTAGCGTCGAGTCATCAAGTTGAAAATTGAAAACTCGCGGCACTGCTTACCATTTGGCAACCACTGAGTACTTTTACCCCGCCCTTTAGGTGTTTTGGGCTTAACAACAGAAAGGAGCAAACGTCCAAAACCCGTAGGCGAAACGATTACGGGGCATCAGCATGCTTCATTCCGCAGACGAACTCTTACGCCGTCACGCACGCCTTCTTTCTGAGCGCGCCATTTGGGAGTCTCACTGGGCTGAGGTTGCCCAGCACGTCCTGCCCCGGTCCGATTTTTTCCAAGGCCGGCGCAATCCCGGCGACAAGCACACAGAGAAAATCCTCGATGCCACGGCGTGTCTCGCCCTGGAGCGGTTCACCGCCTCGATGGAGTCCATGCTCATTCCGCGCACCCAGCGCTGGCACGGGCTTCGCTCACAGCGGGCTGAGCTAAAGGATGATCCCGAGGTCAGGGTCTGGCTCGACAGCGTGTGCGACCTGCTCTTCGCCATGCGCTACGCCCCCAGGGCGAACTTCACCTCCCAGACCAACGACGCCTTCATGTCCATGGGCGCGTTCGGCACCGGGGTGATGTTCATCGAAAGCGAAGGGGACGAACTGCGCTACCGCTCTGTTCACATCTCCGAGGTCTGCATCGCCGAGAACGCGCACGGGCTGGTGGACACTGTGTTTCGCAAGGCGCTCCTGACTGCCCGGCAGGCCGTGCAGCGCTTTGGTGCGGCTGTGTTGCCCGAGAAGATCGTGGATGATGCGAGGGACCAGCCCGACGCGCTGCATGAGTTTGTGCACGTGGTGCTGCCTAACGACGCTCCGGATCGCATGGCGTGGAACTACCGGGGGATGCGGTTCTCCTCGTACTACATCTGTCTCCGAAGCCGGGAGATCGTCAGCGAAGGCGGGTTCCGCACATTTCCGTACGCCGTAGGCCGGTACACGACCGGGCCGAAGGAGGTGTACGGCAGGTCCCCTGCGATGACCGTGCTGCCCGAGATCAAGATGGTGCAGGAGATGACCAAGACGATCCTCAAGGCCGGCCAGAAGGCGCTGGACCCGCCACTGCTCTTGCAGGAAGACGGTGCGCTTTCGGCCTTCGATCTGCGGCCGGGCGCCCTCAACTTTGGTGGGGTCGATGACGCGGGCAATCCCACGGTGCAGGCGCTGGAGTTCAAGGGCGACATCGCCATTGGCGACGAAATGATCGAGCGCCGGCAGCAGGCCATCAACGAGGCGTTCTTGGTGACACTCACGCAGGTGCTGGTGGCTATACCCCGCATGACTGCCGCGGAGGCGTTGCTGCGTTCACAGGAGAAGGCACGGCTTTTGGCCCCGACCATGGGCCGGCAGCAGAGTGAGTTTCTGGGGCCGATGGTGGAACGGGAATTGGATTTGCTCGATCAGATGGGTTGGCTGCCTCCGATGCCTGCGGTGCTCAAGGAAGCCGGGGGGTTGGTGGATGTGGACTACACCAGTCCCCTCAACAAGGCACAGCGTGCCGAGGAAGGGCTGGCGATTGTGCGGACCATCGAGAGTGCCACCACCCTCGCGCAGGTCGATCCGACGATCATGTTCAACTTCGACGGGGACGCCATTGTTCGGGAGCTGGCCGAGATCAACGGGGTGCCTGCGAAACTGCTGCGACCGGTGGAAGAGGTGCTCCGGATGAAGGAAACGATGAAGGCGCTGAACCCGACGATGCTGGCGCAGGCCGGTGCAATGGTGGGCGGAAACGCCGTTCAGAACATGACCAATCAGCAGTTGTTGCAGGGCATGGAACCTCTGGACGCCGGAATGAGCCTCAAACTCACATGATAAACAAACTCTGGCAGCGGATTTTTAAGCGGCGGCAAAGCTACCGGCGGCTGTTTCTGGATGGAGACGGCAGGGCGCACCCGACGGCGGAAGTGGTGCTGGCTGACTTGAAGCGGTTCTGCCGGGCAGACACTTCCACGGTGGTGGTGTCCCCGGTGAGCAAGGCGATTGACCCTGTGGCAATGGCCATGGCCGAGGGCAGGCGCGAGGTGTGGAACCGGATCCAATCCTATCTGCACATGGCCGACAGGGAGATCACACAACTGAAGGAGGAAAACGAATGAGCACGGCAAGCGAACTGTTAATGAGCTCGGAGGACATTGCAGAGGGATCGCCCTCTCAGTCACCTGACGGAGGCGTAACTTCCTCCAATTTAGAGGGGGCCATCTCACAAGGATCGCCCGCCGCGGAGCGGCATCAAAAGGGGCCTGTGGCCCCCTGGCTTCAGAATGTGGGCGATGCGGAGCTGCGGGAGTTCATCCAGAACAAGGGTTGGAACGATCCCGGCGAAATGGCGCAGGGCTATCGCAACCTTGAAAAACTGGTGGGCGGCGAGAAGGTCCCCCTGCCCAAGGGCGACACCGACAGCGAAGGCTGGGAACGGGTCTACAAGGCGCTGGGCAGGCCCGCAAAGCCCGAGGACTATCAGTTGCCCGATCTGGAGAGCGCTGCGGCGTATCACAAGCTCGGGCTGACGGCGCGGCAGGCCACGGGGCTGAGCGCGTGGCAGGACACACTCCAAGCAGCGCGGGAACAGAAAGCCAAGGAGGAGACGGCTTCGCAGCGTGCGCAGCAGCTGGCGGCCGTTCGGAAGGAATGGGGCGTCGAGTTTGACGAGAACGTGCGGCTCGGGAAACGGGCGGTACGCGAGTTCGGTCTGGAAGGCAGCGTGGAGAAGTTGGAAGCGGCGCTCGGTTCGGGCGATCTGCTCAAGCTGACGGCCAAGCTGGGCCGCGGACTGAAGGAGGACAGCTTTGCCGGGGGCAGCGTCCCGGCAGCAGGCCTGACCAAGGAAGGCGCGAAGGAGGAACTGGCGTTGTTACAGAGGGACAAAGCGTTCGCGACCCGTTATCTGGCTGGGGAAGCCGACGCGGTAAGGAAGTTCACCCGGCTGCACGAAGTGGCGTTTGCGGGCGAGTAGCACCTGTGCTGAGCTCCGAATATCACGCACCTTCTTTCCGGAGCCCTATAAGCGTGGTAGATTCAAATCAGTGAGCCCGACCGTCTTTCGCTACCAGCAGTACAGGTTTTTCTTTTTTTCACGGGAAGAAAGCCGAATGCACGTTCATGTCACTTCCCCAGATGGCGAAGCCAAGATCTGGGTGGAACCCGCAGTTGAGCTCGCTCTGAACAGAGGTTTGAAAGATATTGAGATTCGCGAAATCCTTCTAATCATCCAAGAACGGCACAATGAAATCAAACACCACTGGCACCGTCATTTCGGAGGTTGAAGTGCTCAATGTTTCGCCACGGGGCTTCTGGTTGTGGGTTGCTAACCGGGAGCATTTTCTTGGATTCGAGGATTTTCCTTGGTTCAGGTCGGCGACGATTGACCAAGTCTGCAACGTGACAAAGGTGAGTGAGGATCATCTTTACTGGCCTGAGTTGGACGTAGACTTGGATCTGGCCAGCATTGAGCACCCGGAGCAGTTTCCCCTGAAGGCTGCGCAATGACGCGCTAAGGCGCTTCACCCGGCTGCACGAAATCGCGTTTGCGGGCGAGTAAGCGATCATTCGCCCGGAGGAACAAAGTACGGATTGCTGGGATCGCCCCCCGTGTAGGTTGGGTCGAAGCCGAGGTCCGGTTGGTAATCAACTTCCGGTTCGAGCGGCGGTGGTGGTGGCGGTGGATTGTCGGGGTCCGGCAGATCGAGGACCAGTTTGATGGGGGCGTTGCGCGAGCCCATGACGTCTTTGAGCACGGTCGAGTTCCGCGCCCAGTCCTTGAGCGCTGGGGACAGTAAAAAATAGTCGGTGCGCCAACCGATGTTGAGCTGCCGTTTGGTTGCAACGTCGTTTGGACCGGGTATGCCTCTTCTTATGGGCCAACAGGTGTAAATCTCGCCTCGCGTGTCGAAAAGCCGCAGTGCGTCGTAAAACCCGTCCATGAGATAGCCACTGAACCAGCGGCGAAGTTCAAAATTAACTTGGAGCGGAATCCAGCTGTAAGGTGGCGGCACAACAGGACCTTCAACGGGTTGCCCTTCATTGTCAGTTAACTCACCAGGACGCGCCCAAAACGGATTCTTAAACTCGTAGGGCTTTGGGTGTATGGGCGGCCTCTCGCGGCGCGGGCGGTAGGCGTAGTCAAAATCTCGACCTTCGTGTGCAACCTTAAAGTCACCCGTCACCACCACCGGGGTGACTGATTTCAGATCGAAGAGGAAGCGGCGCAGGTCCCCGTCAAACTTTTCGCGCCGCAAAAACCGTTTTGACCCTATTTCCTGTGAATGCCCCGGAGCCAGCACGGTGACCAGGGTGAAGTATTGGAAGTCGTACGCCGCCACCCGACCTGTCCCGAAAAAGCGGGCGTGTTTGTCGTACACCCAGCCCGTGTCGGGCACCGGCCTGTTGTTGGCGTCGAACTTGCCGTAGGTGCTGTAGCTTTGGGCAAAGGCCCAGCGCGTGAAGATGGCAACCCCGTTGGAGGTGCGTGGGTTGGCGTTGATCCGCGAGTAGTTGCAGACCCATAGCTCGCCGTCGGGGATGTTCTCGTCCTTTGGGAGTCCGAGGTCGATCGTGTAGGGATGGTCGTAGTTGTGCGCCCGATAGTTCTGGATGCAAACGATTTCCGGCAGTTCCACGGTCATGAGTTGCAGCAGGGTGTCCCAGTTTTTTTTGAGCCCGTTGATGTTCCAGCTGAGAATTTTCATCTTTTTTTCGTGACGCCCGCTCTGCGCTTTAGTAATACGCACACGTAGCTTTTTCCAACCGTTTGCAAGGTGCAGCGGCAAGGGACAACGCCCGGCTTCACCAAAGCCCGGTGCCCCGCAAGGAAAGGTTGCAAAGCACGACCCCGTTTTCGGGAGGCCCGTCCAACGGACGATAAGCCCAGGGAAACACCAAACCGGCGTTTCGACGCCTCTTTCACGGCCCGAAGGGCCTTTCCCCATCCATGTCTTTCCAAGCTCCCACGGCTTCCGTGCAGCAGTACACCGCCCAGGTGATGATGCTGTTGCAGCAGTCCGAATCCCGTTTTGAGAACGCGGTTCAGGTCCGGCCTTTTTATGGCAAGGCCGCCAGTGTGGTCGAACAGTTCGGCCTGACCAACGCCACCCGCATCACCAGCCGCCATTCCGACACGGTGCTCGTATCCACGCCGCATGACAGACGGTGGGTGTTCCCCATCGACTACGGTTGGAACGAACTCACCGACCAGCAGGACCTGCTTCGGATGCTTATCGTTCCCGGCAACATGTATGCCGCCGGTGGTGCAGCCGCCATGAAGCGCGCCATGGACGACGAAATCCTGTCGGCGTTCTTCAACTCCAACAAGACCGGCGAGAACGGTTCCATCGACACCGGCCTGCTCAGCACTTTCAACGGAGGTTCGCAGGTGGTGGCGGTCAACACCGGTTCCTCGGCGAACACGGGCTTGAACATCGCCAAGCTGCGGGCGGCCAAGCGCATCCTGTTGCAGGCGGAGGTGGACATCGACAACGACCCGCTCTACATGGCGATCTCGGCCAAACAGCACGACGACCTGCTGAACGAAGCGCAGGCCATCTCGCTCGACTACAACAGTACTCCGGTGCTGGTAAATGGGCGGATCAACTCCTTCATGGGGTTTAATTTCATCCCGAGCGAACGCATCCCCGGCGGGGGCTCTTACAATGCGGCGATCAATCCTGCGCTCTCGGTGCCTGCGGGTCAGAACTGGGTGCCGTTCTGGGCGAAGAGCGGGGTGTGCCTTGGCAAGTGGAACGAGCTCAAAGCCAAGGTGGACCGGCGTCCCGACAAGAACGACGCCGAACAGGTCAGCCTGCGCATGACCCTGGGAGCTACCCGGCTCGAAGAACGCCGCTGCGGCTACATCGTCTGCGTGTGAGGCCCCATAGGGGCCTTTTGATGCCCCTTAAAGCCAAGAATCCCTTGCGACTAGCAACTCAACGATCCAAATATGCCTACTTATCTCTCAAACGAATTATCGGGAACCTCGGACGCTAAAACCATGGTGCCGGTGCTGGGCACCAAAAGCCGTGGAAGCGTCCTCAATGGCCGCGTCAAACGGTTCCGTGCGACCATTTCTCTTGGCGGACAGGTGGTTGGTGACCTGTTCCAACTGTTCACCCTGCCGGCGGGAGCTTCTGTTGTACTGGGTAGCACGGTGACTTCCGTATCGCTCGGTGCAGCCACGCTCGGCATCGGGACGCCCGGAGCGGCCACCAAGTACCGCGGCCAGTCCGCGGGCATGACCCTTGTGGACACGCCCCTGTTGTTTGCGGCTTCGGGCGCGGCTTCCTCGGAACTCGCTGCGGACGAACCAGTGTTTGCGACCCTCGGGGGCGCGAACTTGCCCGCCACCGGCACCCTCGTCATCGACATGCTGGTAAGCCTGCCCTCTTAAAAGATGCCTGCGTACATTGGAATCACCATCGGCGGTGCGCTCGAATCGACCACGCCGGGAATGGCCGTCGTGGCCAGCACCACGGTCAGCACCGGCAAGGACATCGAACTGGTGCTCAACACTTGGCCGGCCGCGCCTGTCACCAAGAGCCAAATCCTGAGTGCACTCAAACAACTGGAGGACTTTCTGCTCCAGTCCACCTCTCTGCCCTGATGCCCATCCGCCGCGCTGACGACACCCTCTACACCCTGGGCGTCAACCTCACCGCCACTGGTGATCCGGTGGCTATCAAGGGCGGCGAATACGCCCTGTTTGCCGACTGTACCGGCACCAACGGCAACACCTCGCTCCAGATGCTGAGTCCCTCGGGGACATGGATCGACGTGCAGATTTACGGCGCCTTCATCCGGACTACGGGGTTCGGGATGTTGCAGGTCGGGCTGTTGCTGCCTGCGGGCCTTGTACGGATCGCCACCACCGGCGGGGCGACCACCGGCTTGAACGCGTACCTAGTGGGGATGGGCTGAGCACCATGATCAACCGTTGCGACGACGCCATCTACCAGCTGGCCGACGGGATTTCGATGAGCGGCCCGCCTGTGGACATCAGAGGCGGCGAGTACACTTTGTTCATCGAGTCCGAGTCCAACAACGGGACGCTGGTGCTGCAACAGCTCAGTCCCTCGGGCGTGTGGCTCGATTGTCAAGCGTTCGGCTTGCAGTACGTCAAAACCACGGCGTATGCGGCGTGCATTCTCGGACTGGATTTATTGCCCGGCATCCACCGGCTCAGGGCGGAGGGACTGGTGCTGAATCTGAAAGCCTATCTGGTGGGAGCCGGCTGATCCTATGGGAACAACACTTTTGGAAGTAGCGAACCGTGCACTGGGCCGTCTTGGGGCGGTCCGCATCACGGCGCTGACCGATACGACGGCTCCGGCTAAAGCGGTGTCGGCGTGTTTTCCTGGCGTGCCCGACTGGGTTCTGCGTTCGTGGAAATGGCGGTTTGCGCTGAACCGGGTGGCGTTGACCAATCCCGAAGCTGCGGAAGGCACGGACTGGACGTGGCGCTACACCCTGCCTCCGGATTGTTTGGAGGTCTTCCCCGAGGACACGCATCTGGACGACGTGGAGTTTGTCATCGAGGCAGACCGGTTGCTCTGTGATTTGGAGGCTCCCTTGTGGCTGCGGTATGTAAGGCAGGTGACGGATCCCGGCCAGTGGGACCCCGCGTTTGCGGAGGTGCTCGGTTGGAAACTGGCAATGGAGATGCAGCCCGAACTGGCTCCGGAAATGTCACCGTTCACGCTGAGGGCCGGGTTTGAATCCGCGCTGAAACAGTCGCTCCGGAGCGGTGCGTTGGTGCCGAACATTTTTTACTCACCACTAAGCGAGTATGCGCGCAAATGGGAGGAGGCGCGGCGGTGAACGAGAAGGACCCTGCCGCTTACGATCTGCTGACCTACGCGTGGGTGTTCCTGCTCAGCGTGCTAGGGGGCGTTGTGGCGTTTTTACAGAAGCTGCGCGATGGAAACGCCCGGGTCTTTAACCTTGTGGAGTTCATCGGGGAACTCTGCACCTCGGCGTTCACCGGGGTGGTGACTTTTTACCTGTGCGAGGCGGCGCAGTTTCCGCCGGTGCTGACGGCGGCGCTGGTGGGCATCAGCGGACACATGGGCAGCCGGGGGCTGTTCCTGATCGAGAAACATCTGACCCATAAACTGAAATGAACACACTGAAAACCTACGTAAAACAGCCTTCCACATGGCTGGGACTGGCAAAACTTGGCGCGGCTCTCGGGTTGTACTCGACCGGAGTCGGCGGTGCGATCGGAAGCGCGGTGATGGGCGTCTTCGGGCTGCTGGACGTGATTCGCAACGAACGGGCCAAATGAACGCGGCTTTTCAACGTGCCCTGGCCTTTGTGCTGAAAGTAGAGGGCGGGTACAGCGATCACCCGGCGGACCGGGGCGGAGCCACCCACAAGGGGATCCTCCAGCGCGAGTACGACCGGTACCGCCGCCGGAAGGAGCTGCCACAGCAGCCGGTACGGGAG